TTACTTAATTTCTGGCCCATAGAGCCTTTCCATGCCCTGCCTTGTTACCAGCCATGCATGCCCAGACTTTTTGTATTCACCTTCTTTGAATCTTGGCGGTAATCCTTTTTGCCCAACACATGCCTTCTTTATGGTGACTATTGCCACGCCCCATCTCTCAGCAGCTTCTGACGTTGTCATTACATCATCAATTGTCATGCCAAACCCTCCATCCTACATAACCACCTATCACTATTCCAGTAATAAGTCCTTCTATCATGCTTTTATTCAATGGAATCAGTTTAATAGCGACTATTATGATTCCCATGAAGATATAGTCATAGAATTTCATTTCAAACCTCCCTATGATATAATGAGGTAAGTGGGGAGGGTTCCTTGCCCTCCCGCTTACCTTGTGGCTTTTCAACCAGTTTCATTTGCGGTGGTTCTGATTGAAGAGCCCTTTTGCTTTCAACCATTCAATGATGATTGGAATTGCAATGCTTGTTATGATTGAGATGAGCCATTCCCAATCTGACTTTTCAATGTTCATTTTTATCACCCCCCCTTCATCCTTAACTCTGTATATATTATATATCTTTTTCGGTATAACGTCAATAGGAAAATGCTGATTTTCTTCGATAAAATCTAACTTTTTTGCATTTTAAAAAGCCGTATCAACCTACATTTCTGTAAGCTGATACGGCTTTTTTTATTTTGCCATTACTACCGTGGCAAGCAGTCCGGAAATGGCTATCCACATATTTCTTTGCCTTGTCTTAACTCTGATTTTCCGTTTTGCCTCTTGCTCTAACTCTTTCAATGATTGATTGGCTCTGTCTAATGATTTCTGCGTCTGTGCGTTCTGTTCTTTCGATTTCTCCAGTTGTTTGCTGGCTGTCTCTAATTGATTCTGAGCTTCGGCTAACTGCTTCTGCTGCTGATTCAATAGCTCCTGCTTCTGATTGCTGTGCGCTTCGAGCGTCTGTAAGTTCTGCTCTAGTGTTGTCAGCTCGCTCTCTGATATCTGATACATCGCTTCTGCCTGCACAGAAGAACCATACAAAGCCGGAAAGAAGAAGAACGGCAATAGCAGCCAGGGCAGCATAGATTTTCTTGTCTTCATTATCCATGAATCCTCCTCAGAAAGAATAATTCTTATCAAACTGAGCGCCATTGATATAATAACTGTCTGTGCACTGCCAGATGGCGGTCCCGTCATAGTCACACTGGCTGTTGTACTGGGCGCACCATACAGGAACGCCTGAAAGGCGGCTCATATCAATGACATTGGTCAGGTAATCATAGTTGGTATACAGTCCGCAGTGGTATCCAGCTTCTTCTATGGCCTTGATGAATGTGGTGCAAATGTCTGTAATTTCTGCCGGATCAGTCAGTCGTTCCGATTTCCAGTTGTCATTTTCTTCATCGAACCAGAATCCCATCTCCAGCATATCAGGGGTAATCCCCGCATCCTGCATGACATAAAGTGCAAACTCTGCTTCAGCGGCCGCTTCTGAAGCGTCTGTAGCTTCAGAGTAGTAATAAATGCCTACTTTTAAGCCTGCATCCCGTGCGCCATTGAAATTATCATAGAACCTTTCATCCAGGTGCTGATTTCCCCATCCAAGACGAATGATGGCAAATTCATTCCCGTCATTTACTACATCCTGCCAGTTGATGGCTCCATTGTGCTCCGAAACGTCAATCCCTTTCATTGTGCACCTCCTGTCTTCCTCTTTACCAGGCTCACCAAGCCATGCAGCGCCGATACCCCCGCATCGTCCAGATTTTCAATGACGCTCAAGAACTCTGTTGAAGCCAAGTAAGCAATCACTATCTGCCCGAAATTTACGTGACCAATCATGTAATCTGCAAAGCCTGCCGCTATGACGGCGAAAATGTACATGAGGATTTTTCCGAGAAACTGAGTCTTCATCTCATGACTGTTGATGATTCTTTGTCTATGTGCCTCCGGAATGGCTCTGATAGACTTCACCAGTGATGGATTCTCTTCGCCCTGAGCCTTCAGCATTTCATAAGACAATGCGATAAATTTTGCAAAGAGGTCTATTGCCACCAAAGCCGTAAATGCAGTAAAAAGCATGGCATGTCTTGCCAGTACCAGAAATACCGCCCCGCCGGCCAATTTAAACGGCCACCCATCCGGAATGCTGCATACTGTCTTATATGCGTATCCGTAAATCTGCCCCAGAAATTCCATTAGGTTTTGTCCTCACTCTTATCTTTTTTCTCATCGGCTGCTTTGGCTTCTGCCATAGCGTCAATGATTGCATTGTGAGGACAACCATCCCATGGGCAGCGTCCGTCATCGTTCAAAAGGTTTCCGCAATATTCGCAAAAGTCCATAATTTATCCCTCCTATCTAATATCTTCCCAATCGTTTGCAAGGATATCGTCAATGGACGGTACCCACATTGAATGAGAACCCTGTGCATTCTTTATCTGCAGGTATGGGTTACACTTAAACAAATCTCCCTCATTCATGCCCCATGCAAGTGCAGTCTGATGGTTACAAGGGATTCCATCCGGATATCCCTTCTGATGGACAACGAACATTCCCTTACCATTCCAGCCCAGTCTGAAGATTTTCTTTCCTGCTTTTACTCTTTTTAATGCTTCGCTAAAATCCATGATTCATCCCTCCTTAGGCGTTCTTGATTTCTGTTGCCATGTTTGCCAGCATGGTCTTATACTGGCTGTCAATCTTAGTGGTGTCGGCCCCCAGCATAGCAGCTTTCACTCTGGCTTCTGCCAGACTGTCCAATGTCGGCTGATATTTAGCTTTGATGGTAGCAATAGCAGAGGCTTTCTTTTCTGCAGCAGTTGGTTCCGGTGCGACATAGGCTACAGGTTTTCCATCAGCGCCTCGTACATATTCGCCAGTCAGATACTGGTCGTAATCTGATGCGGAAACGACATCTACAACGGCCGCATCCGTAAACAAGGTTTTGGCCTTTTCCTTCAATGCAGCTAACTTCGCTGCATTTTTGTCTTTATTCGGGTCAAAGTCACAGATGAGCGACCCAACACGTTTACCGGCTGTATCGAATCCGGAAACATAATAATCTACATTCGTTGCACTGCTCATTTATTATCCTCCATATAGTAAAATGGCCTCCATGAAGGAGGTCCTTATTATGCGTAAGCCTAATGGCTATGGCTCTATTAAAAAACTAAGTGGCAATCGGCGGCGGCCATTTGTATTTGTTATCAGCGTGGATGGGAAGCAAAAGCCTGTCGAGTACTTTTCCACGCAGGTTGAAGCTGAAATTTTCCAAGCTGACTACAATAAACTTCATTTCCATCGCTCCCTCCCTGGTCATCAAATCACATTGGAAGAACTGTACCATCGGTGGCTGCCAGCACACATGGCAGATACCTCGCCATCAAAATCGACACTGTGCAGCTATGAAAATTCATTCAAGCATCTCTCATCTCTGCGCCAGGAACCATTTTCCAGTCTGAAATACATGGACTATCAAAGAATCATAGATGGAATGAGAAAAAGCGGGCTGTCGTACAGCTCGCTTAAAAAGGTGCGATCACTCATTTCATTGCTCTCTCAGTATGCCAGCAAAATCGAGTTGGCCAACAAGAACTATGCTCCGCTCTTATCCATCGGAAAGAACAAGCAGGTCCGGCCACATAAACCGTTTAGCCGGCAGAAGATAAACCGTTTATGGAAAGCAGTTTGCAATGATAACGTTGATACTGTGCTGATATTGCTTTATACGGGTATGAGAGTCGGAGAACTGCTCCATCTCCATAAGTCAGACGTCAACATCCGGCAGCGTTTCATACGGATCACCAAGAGCAAAACCGTTTCCGGCATCCGGATTATTCCCATCCATCCCAGAATTCTTCCATTGATAATTGCCAGGATGGATTCGCCTGGGGCTACGCTTCTGAGTGATGCCAATGGGAAGCCATATGATTACAGCCGCTATTGCATCATCTGGCGATCAGTCATGCAGATCATCAACGCTGCCGGCCATACAACACACGATTGCCGGCACACTGTCACAACCTTGCTTGACAATGCTGGGGCCAATGAAACGGCCAAGCGACGTATCTTAGGGCATGCGGGCGGCGATGTCACCGAGCGCGTCTATACCCACAAAAACATCCGGCAGCTCCGGAAATGCATTGAGCTATTAAAATAATGTTACTAATACGATACTGTGGACCATGTGGCAACCACGATTTCACTTGATTTTTTGTGATTTCGTGATTGTTACTACTGTTTCTAGCAAATCCTCTGAAAATACAGTGATTCCAGAATTACTGATTTCCCAAAATGCCCACAACCAGCGTAAATATTGGATTGCAATAAAAGCAAATCTTTTCAGGGACCGTGCATATTCTCCATAGTTCTCTCCTCCAAAAGCAACCAGTATACAGTGGGGAATTGCTAAAGAGGCAGATCACACAACATATGAGTTCCCTCTTGCGTTTTCGACTAAAGCTTTTATTACCGTTGGCACTCATGTAGGCACAAATACTAAAAATGCCATGTTTATACCACATATCGAAATCAAATCGAGAAGTAGCTTCGTAGCGACGTTTGAGCAATCTCCAACGACGGCATGGATGTATTACATTGCAATTGGTTATTAAATCTTCTTAGTTGAAAAAATTCCAAACCACCAGAATGAACCAATATTTTCAATGTTAACAACATATTTTACGCCGGATGAAGTTATTCCTTCCGAAATAATCGTTAAAACACGAGCGGCGTCCATTTTCGTATAATCTGCATAAACTATGTCGTTGCTAAACATCACCTTTACGTTCGCTGCAATCGGAAATGTAATTACACCGTTAGTTCCACTACAATTGCTTTCTCCCCACTGTAGAATTAGCCCGCCGAAAAATTCACCAAAGCAAACGTACCCATTGTCATCAATCCGGTACTTCACGCCGCTGGCGTTCAAAAGCATCTTGATGAGCTTCCCCAACACCGAATCTGTTGTGACGGCATCCACTACCGTTCCAAGCGTCTTACTTGCAAGGCTTGCTATGATGCCGCTATGCCAGTCGGTAATCTGGGCTGATTCTGTCTCAGGGTGAATGGTGTCATATGTCTTCGTTGTCTTATTCCACCGATGCAGGATTGCTTTTAATCCGCTCTTTATTTCCACCCAGAGGCCTCTGTCAGACATAGATGTCGGCTTATCCGCCGTGACGGTCACCTGCAGCAGGTTCTTATGTGCTGTTTCTGATTTGTCGTGGTTAGCAAGGTCGGATGCGGTTATAAGGCCTTTAGTATCGACATCAGTTACTACATCGTCAACACTTTTGATGGCAATCGTCATATGGAGGGCAATGCTCAGTACGGTGGCCCCGCCTTTGGCCTGGATATAATCAGCATCGCCGGCAGTTGCCACGCAATAGAGGATTTCGCCCACATCCGGATCTGTGGCAAAGAGTCCGATTTCCTTCAGATAGAAGCCTTTGTCCATATCTGCATTGGTAAGTACTGCTTCCACGTCGCAGATTCCTTTATCTTCCGGATTCACTGCAGAGATGTCCAGCACTTTCTTCGGACTTGTCAGGTCTATCATCGGTTCAATAGAGGATGGTGTCCCATCACCTACTTTCATTTTCGTGAACTGAAACTTACATCTTCCGGCTTCCACCTTGGCAGCCAGCGCCTTCCCCAGGTCTGTTAATGCTCCTGCTTTAAAATCAGCCATTTACTTTTACCTCCTTGAAAATAGATACGGGCATGAACATCGCTTTATTTAATCCTGCATTCTGCGGCTCCACATCCGGCATCCCTATATGAATCTCTTTATGCATAATTACCGGTATGGCCAGATATTTGCTCACCGGTTTCTTCCGTTCAAATGAAATCCCATCAAGCCAGGAACGCACATTTTTTGCTTCGTTGATGGCGGTCACCAGGCTCTGCAGTGATTCTCCATTGACGATAGGTCCATCACTTGCATTCACCCGGAAATGGTAAGGACTTCCTTTGTATTCGAACCACTCTTCCACTTTGGCGTAACTCAAAAGTACTTCAACCACCGATTTCACGGCCCAGGATGTCCCTTTGTATTTGTGGTCTTTTATTGCGTTCTTTACCAGTTTCCTCTTCTGCACAATGTTCAGGTCTTCCCTGTAGGTGTCTACATGAAGCTGCCATGCCAGTGAATTCACTACCGTTTCCGGCAGTTCGTCAATACGGCTCATGATAAACTCATTCACCGTTTCAGCAGTGACCTTGTTTATAGAAGCTGTCACTGCTTTGGCCGCATTCTCTACATTTTCATCGGCCTGCAGGGAGGAAGGGAGAATTTGTGAAATGTCTGTCTCATTCAGTTTCATTCACTGCTCACCCCTCCGAAGGTAATGGATTCCGTACCGGCTACCGCAATTTTACCCGCATCTACTGCAGTAAGTGTTGGGGATGTGACGGTTACTTTTTCCGCACCAGCCTTGACCATCAGAGCATACAGCTTCGATGGGTCGATATCCCTTCCCAGTTTTTCTTTCTGCCAGAGGATATAATCATCCACCGCCTGCTTTACTGCCGCCTGAATATCCGAAGCGTGGGCTTTATTATCACTTGAAATCGTGTAGGAAGCGGAAACATCATAGCTTACTGTAGTGGGTGCAGATACGGTCACATGGTCTGTCAAAGGTCTGACCTTTTCTGCACTGCATACCTCAAGCACTTTATCCAGGACTTCCTGTTCCGGTACCTTCCCGCCGGAAAGCAAAGGCACAATCAGCACCTCGCCGGCAGAAGGAGAAGAAACATATACATCGGAAATATCTGCATTGGCTGTTTTTGCCCAGTACTTATAAGCCCCGTAGGAACCTGCATCTGAGAATGACTCAGGCGCTTCGTGGATTCTTTCGCGATAGGAATCATCCGCTTCGGTGTCCCCGCCGCCTGCAGAAACTGTGGTATTGGATACTTCACTGACAAAAGGCAGTGGGTCTACCAGCTTCTTCAGTGTTCCCACAGCAAATCCATTCCCTTTGGTCCCATTCTCCGTACAGGTAGCTTTGACGGTTCCTTCCTTCTCTCCGGAAGGGATGGTGGTATCTTCATCCACGACGAAATAAATCTTCTCATTGCCGCCGGTAACCCTTGTGCCTTTAGGAATGACCATGGCTCCATTTTCCGTAGTAGAAAGGGTAAACTTCAGTGTTACGGATGCGGGCTGTGATTGAATCCTTCCCACATCCAGCAGGGCTCCCAGGTGGTCGAGATAATCGCCTTCGGCATAAGCCAGAAGATTCATTTTCCCCGTGAAGTTGATAAGTTCACGCTGATGGATGATGACATCAGCAATGGTCAGGAGAAAGAGCCGGATGGGGTCTCCCTGGGCGAGTGTCCTTCCGGATGCCTCTTCATATTTTTTGATGATTTCCGTTTTGACGGTCTCCGCATCTGTCTCTGCGAAGAAAATCGGATTCAGATTACTCAGTTCCATTGATTCTCACCTCCACCACCGGTTTAAGTTTTCCATCCGCATCGCCGGTGAAGCTGATTGCCGTAATGGAAACTCTCGGTTCGTATCTCTTTACTGCTGCAATAATTTCTGTTGTCAGCTTTGCCTCCGCTACCGGCGTAGGACTGTCCAGATAGGAGAGGTCTATGCCAAAATCTCTGTCCAGTGGTACGCTCCCTTTTGGCGTACTCAGGATGGTCCTTACATTCTGGAAGATTTCCTCCAGTTCATTTTCCGGCGCAAATTGTATGGGCCCCGTTCCTTGAATCGTATATCTGCTCATGATAAAGCCTCATAATAAGCCTGGCCCAGTGTCAGCGGCTGCTGGTCCTTGTACTCAGAAAGTGTTACGGAAAGGGAAATGGATATGGGATGCCCGAATTTGCTCCAGAATGTCACATTTTCCGCAATTCCTTTGACCACCCAGTAATTGTCCCCGATTACCCGGTTCCCTATCACCAGTGGAACCACTTCCCCTTTATCACGCATTCTTGCCAGTTTCTTTACTTCCTTTGCGGGATTGACTCCAAGGTCCGAGCGCAGAAGCATTTTGAATGTTATCTGCTCTTTCCCCGGGCCTATGAACTCGCTGGCCGGCTTCTGCCCTATGATGTCATGGTCCTGCCATCTTCCGTCCGACTGCTTCTGGAAATCATCAAATGTCCTGACCTTACTCCTCGAAGCAATGAATGGTATGTCTCCCAGAAATCCTACAAGCATACTAGCCTCCTATGAAAACATCCGGCGAGCCCTGGGCGGCGCTTCCTCCGCAGCTGACGGGATCTCCGATGCGGGCCGCCGCTTTCCCGTTAATAAATACCGAGCTGCTTCCAGACGAAATACTCCCACTGTGGGAAGGATGCACGTCGCATCCATGAGGTGCGTATACATCTCCTACCCGCCCGGCTCCTTTCCCATTGATAAACACATCACCGCTGGCGGATACCAGTACCGTAGGCGGGCAGGCATCGTGTCCGGTGTCGTTGTCTCCCAGTCTCGTAGCTTTCGGCATGGTTCCTCCTTAATTGATGTGGATAACAGGCGCCTTCAGTACGATTTCCTTCGCGGCACTGATGGTTATCACTCCATTGTCGTACCTGACCTGGCTCCCGTCCGGAAACTTGACCGACCGGACGGAGGCATCGCTTTCCGCCGGTGGATTTTCTCCGCTGTAGTAGGATCCGATGATAAAGCCTCCGTTCATCCCACTTCCAGAAGGATTCGGGAGAAAAAGACAGACCACTTTCGTTTTGACCTCCGGCAGGCAGTAGCCCTTTGTACTGTAAGAGCCCATCTGCAGTACCGGCAGCTCCGCGCTGACCAGGTTGTCCTTATCCGGGAAGGTGACTTTAGCCGTACAGGCAGGGCCGTTCACACTGGATACGACACCTACCCGTACCAGGTTTTTCAGCTGGTTAGTATCCATTGAGGCACCTCCTCAGGTCAATGCTCGTTGTATAACCATTTCCGATATCATGCCGGGCCGTGACGATAATGTATTTACCGTCAAATCTGCCAAAGCCAAAAATGTTTACTGTCTCGGAAGCCAGCAGATTGAAGTTTCCCATGCTGTCTATGGACATGGTGACTTCTTCCCGGTTCTTCTCCCGGAGTTTTTTCTTGGCCAGTTTTTCCGCCTCCGCAATGGACTTCACCTGCTCCTTGACATGCAGCGTCTTCCCTTCTTCTTTCGACGGATCCGTAAATGTTGCTTCGATGTTGTTCCCAGAATCAGTGTCATTACACTGCACATGACAGGCTTTGTAAATGTCCCTGGTAACTGCGTGGAAGCGGTATCCGGTTATGCCGGTGATGTACTCCATATCCTTTTGGGCGATATACGCCGCGCCGGGTCTTACAATGGTTATTTTCGGTTCTTTCTTTTCATAATTCGCCTCATCAAATATGACTACCTGATTGTTGCAGATTTTGAGAGCCATGCCATGGTCATCACAAAGTTTCAGCAGAAATGATAAATCTGACTGCTCCGTCTGCTCTGCCCGGTCTATGGAAGGATTATCACTGCAGTCGTATACAAGCTCCATCCCCGCTCCTTTTGCCACATCATTGGCTATGGTCTTCATCTCGGCTTTTTCCCACGACCGCGTCCTCTCAACGCCGCGCAGGTCGTTATTCTCCGGCACCGATGTTCCTTTGAGCTGCATGACCTTGGGCGGTGCGCTCCCGTTGATGGAGTCCAGGGCAAACATCCCTATCTTGAACTCCCTGTTTCCTTCTAAGAGGTTCTTCCAGTTCCGGCTTATCAGCGATACTTCAAGAGTCGCCCCGCGGTCAGGGAACCAGTCTCCTTCCCAGAGTCCTCTTCTATCATCCAGGTTGATTGAAATATCATCCGCATAGCCGGATAGGTTATCTATGTAGGAAATGGACTCGAGAAATGGGGTCAGGTCGGATGAAATATCCTTGCCGTTGTATTTGATGACCGGGATAATCTGACGCGGCAGCATCATCGCCTCCAGGGCGGAAGGTTTGATGTTTCCGGTTTAGTGTACTCCGGTACTGTGAGCTCTATGCCCGCCGGAAATACAACTATGTCAATATACCGGTGATTGGCTTCCATTAGGGCATTCATTCCCAGCTCACTGCCATAGCATCTTTTAGCAATGCTGTCCCACATGTCTCCCTGCACAGTCCTGTATATCTTACTCATAGGCAACCCTTCTCTCGTCCCGCTTGATTTCCTGCAGCATCCGCTTCAGCTGGTTCATGGTAAGCTGCATGGTGTTCTGGATCACTGTTTCATCTGCATTTCCTTGAATGGTGATATTGGGCTTGAAATCAACGGAAATGTTCGTTTCTCTCCTTGCCTTCCCCGGTACTTTGAGGCTGTTCCCTGTATCAAAGGCGCCAATCATTCTGCCTGTCTTCTCCCACAGGCTGATGGATCTGTGGCTCCCGTCAATAGGAATAGCCGCCTCTGGGCTCTTTTCCGCAAAGGTGGTAATGAACTCACCTCTTGGATAGATACCACCGTAAGCATTCTTCGCTTCCGGTTCATCCCCATCACTTCCTGCCTGGTAACCTATCCGAAAATTGCCGGCAGCCGATTTTGCACTTTCCCAGGCAGAGGAAACATATGCAGTCAATCGTCCAGGGAGGTCAGCAAACCACTGGATGATGCCATCTACAGCCTGAGAACCCCAGGATGTCGCTTCGGAGATGAATGTACTCCCTGCCGATTCGCATGATACAAACACGCTCATAATGTCATCCGGCAGTTCTGCGATGGCCTCCATGATTCTTCCCGGGAGCTGCATGAACCATCCTGCAATGGCACCAACGGCATATCCGGCATAATAGGGCAGGTGGGTTATCACTTCTCCCACCGTGTCCACCGCATTGGAGGCCGTTTCTTTGATTGTCTCCCATCCATTTGAAATGAACGCAGTAACGGTATCCCAATTTCTGTAAAGGACATATCCGGCTACGATTAATGCTATAATCCCGGCCGTTACAAGTCCGACAGGGTTGGCCATCATGGCAGCGTTTAGCCCGATCTGCGCAAGTTTTACTGTTTCAATTACCCCATGCATGGCAAGCATAGAAAACTTGTACCCGTCTACCAGAAGTTTTGCGGTTTTGCCAATTCCGATAAGCCCGACAAGTCCTGCGGTAAACTCAATCGTGCCTTTAATCAGCCCAGGATGTTCTGACGCAAGTTTGGAAAGGCTCCCTGCAAACTTAGCGGCGGCATCACCTGCATCTGCTAACGTTGGGAGCAACACTCCTCCAATGGATATTTCCATAGATTCCATAGCACTCTTAAGCCTTGTCATGGCACCTTTGGCATTGTTCTGCATGGTCTGTGCCATCTTTTCAGCAGCACCGTCAGAGTCCTGCATGGCCTTTACCAAATCCTCGAACGTTCCAGGCGCAGAGTTCAGTACGGCCAGCCATCCGGAGGCCGCTTCCTGGCCGAAGATGGCCTTTGCCGTCGCCAGTTGTTCATCCTCGCTGAGTCCTTTCATCTTTTCCCTGAGCTCCGTGAGGATATGGGCCATTTTCTGCGGTCCGTCTATATTACCTGCTTCGATACCAAGGGATTCCAGAGCCATGGTAGCTTCCTTCTGCTCCGCCGTTAAGTCCTGAGCGGAAAGGCCCAGCTGACTCAGCGCGTTTGCCGCCATCTTCGGCGGACCGGCAAGCCGAAGGAATCCTGCTCTCAGGGCTGTACCGGCCTGGCTGGCCTTAATGCCTGAATTGGCCATCAAGCCTGCCAGAGCTGCTGTTTCTTCCATGGATACGCCAAAAGCGTGAGCCACAGGGGCCGCGTATTTCATGGTGTCACCCAGCATTTCCACGTTGGTATTGGTCTTCGTGACGGCAACAGCGTATACGTCTGCCATGTGAGAGGCATGCTCTGCAGAAAGTCCGAAGGCAGTAAGGTCATCAGATACGATGTCCGCCGTCCGCGCCAGATCAGTTCCGCCGGCGGCAGCCAGGTTCAGAAGGCCTGGCATGCCTTGCATAATCTGCTCCGCATTCCATCCGGCCATACCCAGATAACTCATGGCCTCGGCTGACTGGGTCGCAGTGAACTGTGTCTTTTCTCCCAGCTCCCTGGCAGTCATGGTCAGCTTTTTCATGTCGCCTGACGTAGCATTGGTAATAGCCCCTACCTTTGACATGGCTGCCTCAAAGTTGGCTGATGTCTGTACAAGCCCCACCAATGGCTCGGCAAGTCCTCTAACGACCAATCCGAATCCTACCAGCGACTTAGCGGAGCTGCTCACATTCAGCATGGCGCCCATTCTTTCCTGCACCATGCCCCGGATTCTTCCCCGTTCTGCCTGCAGAGCTTTCAGCTGTTTGGAATAATAATCTTTCCCGGTATCGTAGGTCCCCTGACTGATAATTCCCTGCTTGAATCCATTGCGCAGCTGTTTGATGACAGCATTGGTTTCTCTTGTCTTTTGGCTCAAGTCCGCCAGCTGCTGTTTAGCCCGCCCTGTCATATGCGAGAAGCTGGGATCCAGCAGCCCGTTAATGGCGAAGGAGAAGTTAATTGTCTTCCCCATAGGTTACCTCCTTTCCGGAATCTGCTATAATGTAAATGAAGGGAGTGATTCATATGGCTGCTATCTCTTTTGCCCTCGGATTATTAGTGTTTCTCCTCTTCCTTTATTACATTATGATGGTATTGTCCTATATTATCGGCATAGTATTGGGCGTTTCTATTCTGATTCGAAATTGGTTAAAACCATACTACATGAGAATCAAATCCTACTTTTTCCCACCCGGGGTAAAGTACTGAGTTGTTCAAGCCGGCCTTTTGGCCGGCTTTTATTTTGCGGCATTGAACCTTTCAAAACTTTCAACCCACGTAATCAATCTTTTGAGCGGAATGGCCATCCAGTATCCCACAGGGCCAAGCCCGTTTAGTGAAAGCCCTATGCAGATTTCCCTGATTTGTTCGGCGGCTCCTGCTTTTCCTCCGAACCCCCGCCTATTAAAAAACCGCCTACATCTCCTGTGATTGCTGCATATTCCTGGATATTCAGTTCCAAGATATCTTCCAGCGGGACTTTATAGGCCCTGGCGGCCACTGCCGCATAAAAGCGTCTGGAGGTCATGATGTCCAGGCTTTTATCCCCGTCCATTCTCGCCTGTTCCTCAGCGGCAGTGAAATCTTCACCTGTCAGCATTTCCAGCTTCTTGGCGAGCTCGTTTTTCTTATACAGTTTGTATTTCATTAACCCTTACCTCACTTCCATCAGTTCAGGCCCAGAGCGTCGCGCACGTCGGCCAGATAGTCTACGCCGCCGATATTGGCGATATAGTTGTACTTGTCCAGCTCAATTTCAGTCTTCCCGTCAATGGTGAGTTTGACATAGTCACATTCCAGGGTAAGCTTGGTATCCGTGGTGGCACCCACGTCCAGTTTCCCAAGGTCATCTGTCTTCGGTACGCCTCTTACCACCAGCTTGAGCTTCTTCACCACATATTCACCGGTAGAGGAATCGTAGACCTGCTGTGCGCCGCGAAGATCCAGATGATGGCCCTTGGGAGAAGCAAGGGTGATGGAATCCTTGTCAATGGTCCTGAAGTTGATTTCCACTTCCGTGGAGCTGTAGTGCCCCAGAACGGGAGAATCAATTTCCCCCGCAATTCCGGCACCTTTTACGGTCTGTGTCATGGCGCTGAGCTTGGGAAGTGTTACGTCGGCGGTTCCCACTAAATCCGCGCCGCTGTTATAGACGCGGAAATTAATCAGCTTTTCCGGTACATTCATTTCTTTCTCCTTCCCTTATGCAAAGAGTGATTTAAAGTAGTCCACATCCATCTCAATCACATTGTCGATTTCCTTGGCAGGAAGCGGAGGGGTGAAATAGGTATGGAACTTGATTTTCCCATCCAGAAGGCTGGTGGTCGGATTTTCGCTTTCGTTGAATTCGATTCTGGCACCCAGAAGCTTCTGGGCTGCTACCAGGCCATTGAGCCGGATGTTTTCGGAGTCAATGACAGTTTCAATCAGTCTCTTGTTTGTCGGGTTATCCACCTTGCTCCAGTATGTCTGGATAAATGTGGCAGCGTGCCAGTTGAACATTCTCCGACTGGAAATGAAACGGTCCTTTGCGTCGGTATCCGCCGGATAGCAGGCTGTGTTGTTTCCCCAGCTCTTCCAGCCGCCGATAAAATTCAGTGCTGTAACGATGCCCTGGCCATTGAGGTAGTTGGCTTCTTCGGGGGCCATGACCACTTCGGTCCCGTCTTCCAGGCAGAGGCCTTCCATCTGCATGGACTTGTTGGATGGGGAAATATACGGCACATCGTCTTCATCCGTGCTGTCGGTGGTGGCAATCACGCCCAGCAGATGGGTACTCATGTGGTAGATGAAATCCCCCATCTTTACCATAGGCCAGCAGGCTACTTCGTCCACGCCGGTATAGTTGTGCTGGTTCTTCCAGGCAGATACGTCTGTGTATTTCTTAACTTCATCAGTTGGAATGTCGGAAAGCACGATGGCCTTAAAATGTTCGTTGATATTCCCCGCCTTTGCCTTCATGATGGCTTCTACGGAAGGCTTATCTATCCAGCCCGGGGCCAGTACGATGCCCGGCACCAGTCCGGTGATTGGGAATACCTGGTTCAGCGTTTCCAGGCCTTTCTTCTTTCCGGTAGATACATCCACACCGCCGATGATGTCTTCTGCGGTGACTGCAGATGCATCAAGGACGGAGTAATCAATGGCCGCGGTTTCTGCATCCTTCAGCGCGCCGCCGGAAAGGGCGGTAATAATCAGTTCTTCATCATCGTTATAGGCCGCTTCATAATCGATACCCGCGACAAGCGGCTGACCTGCTTCCACTGCTTTGACCTTCAGTGTATCCAGCAGCACCGGATCAGTCACAACTGCCGTGCGGTCTGTGCTGAACGTAATGGTCTGATTTGTTTTATCCTGCTTATGCTTTTTCGGGTCAAGTACGTTGACGAGTACAACCGGCGCCCTGTTGTAAAGGGCAAACATGCCATACACCGCTTCGCAGAGGGTGTATTTCTTCCAGTCCTTGGAATAGCCGAACTGCTTCACCGCATCGTCATAGGTGTAGCAGAGTACCGGTTTATTGGCTTCCGCTCTTTCGGATGCCAGATGTACAGGCGCTGTACCGAAAATAACCGGAAGGCCGGCAGTGGTATTCACTGGCGGAATCACACTGGTAGGCACTTCACTGGTATATACGCCATGTTTATAGGCCATAATTAAACCTCCTTGCAACGTTTCGCATAAATGTTGAGGGCCGTCCCCGGCTTTCTTACAATCTTCATTGTTTCCGTGTATCTGTCCGCCGGAACCAGAAGGTTCTTAAACCAGGGATGCTCTTTGATAATTTCATTCACATATCCGGGAATGCCTCCGATGAATACCGTTGCATGAAGCAGACGGCTTTTTGAAATCGAAGATCCCACATAAATCATCTGATCCATCAGAAATCAAGTCCTTCCTCTTCCGGCTGGGCAATGGTGTAGGCCGCGTTAATCCTTCCCTGCCACTGCGGATAGGGCTGAGGATTGACCAGGCTCCCGCTCAGGGGAAGCACCAGTCTGTTTCTTCCTCCCAGTGTCCTTTTACGCAGCAGGGCCTGCCTGACGTGCTCCATCAGGTTAATCAGGGACCGGGAACCTTCCTGCGGATCTTCATCGCAGATAGAAAATCCGATTTCCACTTCAGCCGTGCCCAGTTTGTCTTTATCATCATGAAATTCGGTTACCAGGCAGTAAATAAAGGACGCTGTCTCATCGGATGATGTCTTTACCGGAGGGTAACCGGCATACACAACGATTGGAAATCTTTTTGTTTTCTGCTGCTGATAGTAGCCTTTGACTACTTCACGGATATAGTCCGCCAGATTTTCCATAACTTCCTGCAGAATCATCTTATCCTCCAAAGCCTTTAAACCGATATGCTACTTCGTGTAGGAATCTTTGATTCAGATAGTCCTCCACGTCTGGAAGAATAGCGCTTACCCCTTTGTCGTATCCGACCATCTGCGGGGCCGATGGGCCGTCGGGAATAGCTAGGGGTTTTCTGGCAGGTTGCCTGCGATGAAAAGCATATCTTTTTGCTTTTTCGTTCACAATGTATTCCATCATGAACAGACCTTTTACCGGCTTAAAACCTCCCTGTTTTAGTACTCGGGCACTGGCACGCTTTGTCTTTGGATACCTTGTCTGAAAATAGCTGAGAGGCAGCGGATGACCGGATGATTTCACCATACCGATCATGCTTCCTGCCCCAGACCTGAGAGTCCGGATACTTCCTTTCAGAGATTCTGATTTAACAACATACCGCTCTTGCGCTTTCTCCACCAGCTTTTTTCTGGCATGAGGCAGTGTGCGATTGATGGCGGCCGAAGAAGCGGCCCTTACATTGACCAGGGCCCCGCTTAAAAGCTTGTCTGCAATCTGCAGGTTCTTCTTGTCCAGATGGATTTCCATCATCTTTCATTCGCCACCAGTCCGATGGTAAGCATACCCATATCCTCCTTTACCGTGTCCACAAGGTAATTCTTATCATCCACACGGAAAAGCTGTCCGTATACTGGAATCTCGTCCATGTCTTCCGCCTGCACATTGACCACAAGGTCATCTCCGTACAGTTCTGGATAGGTCTTATGCAGGCCTTCCCCGATAGAGAGAGCCTGCACGGAGGCGCTGTTCTGCAGGATGCACTGGCACTTGGTGCCGTTCAGGTCATGCTCCTCTCCAAACTCATCCATGTTGAGGAAAACATTCCGGTTGTCCGCCGCCACCAGGTCCTTAAAGGTACTCATTCCCGCTTCATCGCTTTCAGATCCGGAGCGGGAAGTTCTTCCCCGCCCTGTTCCCCATCATCCGGCGCTTCAGCTTCTTCATCTGAAGACTCAACTTCATCAGCTCCCGCATCCTGCATGAGTTTAGCCGGCGGCGCTTCTACCAGGCCTGCGCTGAAGAACTTCTGAGCGGCTGTTTTCGGAAGGTGGATGAGGTCTCCTGCATGATACAGCTTCCCTTTATGGGAAATGTATCCTTCCTTCACTACCACATCCATGGTTATGCTCCTTTAGTATGAATGACAGCCCAGTCATCCACGAATTCCGGTGCCAGTACGCAACGGGAGTACATGGTGAGCTTCAGTTCCTGGTCGCCCTTGTTTGCGTAGTAGTACGGCACATAGGGAGCAATGTAGGTCTGGAATCCGTCTCCCGCATCATTCAGCAGGGTGACTGCGCCATGGAGCTGACGGCCTCTCCCCGGTACGGCAATGACCGCATCATCATCTGGAATGAAAGGAGCCGCTTCGCCTTTGTCGTTCACATAGGTTTCGGTATAGCGGTAGATTTCCAGGTTCAGGGCGGTAATCTTGCCGATGTACTGCACCTGCGGGGAAAGGTACTGCGGCTGGATGGACATCATGGAGAGGTTATCCTTGTTCGGCACAGCCAGCATTTTCATGATGCTGGCGTTATTCAGAAGGTAACTGTCCACGTTCTTTCCGATAACCATAATTGTAGGTACCATTCCCGCATTTTCCTGAATCTTTTCGGACATGCCTTTGATATCGTTATAAATGTCTGCTCCGGCAGCGCTCCATGCAGTGGCCGGAGTCAGTTTCTGGTCCCATCCGTAATCAATGGTGTCAGAGATGGCAGTCTTTCCGTCATCCGCAAAGCCTTCAATAACATACTTGCCGGTGGTGAGCACTTCGGCTGCCATTTTATTCTTGCGGTTGATGACCATGGCCTGGAGTTCCGCCAGGTCCCTTGCCTGCTGTCGGGAAGCCCGTTCCGCCGGAGATACGATGGAATAAATGCCTTCACCGAATCCGCGCTGGGAGAGCTTGTCCGGGTCCAGGGTAAATGCCGGCGCCATGAGAGGAGCCGCATACAGATGGGTCTGGAATCCGTCCCGTTCCATGTTGATGCCCTTTGCACCGCGTACAATCATGGGGGCCAGGCGGCGAGACCCCTTCCTGGAGTCTACCTGTACATACTTGGTTGCGGATACTTCCGGAATCTGTGGGAAGAAGGTATCCAGCAGGAAATGGGCCGGTGTTTTGAATCGTTCTACAGCAGCCGCCAGGTTGATGGTATCGTTAATGTCAATCATTTGTGTGACCTCCTTATTTCAGAGAAGTAAATACAATATCGAACGGACGGAGCTCGTCTTCATGTTTGTCTACAGTATCACCGTTTGCCACGATGATGGCTTCGCGGTTGAAGCGGCCGCGGGTGTAAACGGTGGCGGTATCCGCTTTATCATCCACATCTCGGGCCAGTACGTAAGAAGCGGTTTCACCGGCCTTGGTGGCGGCGCCCTTGCCTTCGGTCATGGTAATGAGAGTGCCGCGCTTCATGGCGGTGCCTGCAGTAATGTGGATGTTCTTCAGCAGGGTGGTGATTTCAGGGCCTGCCAGAAGGTTGTCTTCTTTGATGTCATATTTGGTATGAAAGTCCATGGTGTCCTCCTTTATTTGCGGGCTTCATTTACAATAGCCACGATCTCATCCACTGCCGCTTTGGTTTTAGACGCATTGTCCGCTGCTCCGCCCTGTGGCGCAGCTCCCACGCCTTCCGCTCCGGACTGGAGCTGGTCGGTAATCAGTTTTTTGATTTCATCCACAGTGACGGTCATTTTTTCTTTCGACTGAGGCACAGCCTTCACGGCATCCACGAAATTTTTGATGGATTCAGCGGTGCTTCCGTTTTCCACGGCAGCTTCTACCAGCGCATTGACGAATGGATTATCCCCCTTCATAGCGTTCAGAGCCTGGATGCGGTCCTCTTCTTTATTTTCTGCAGAGGTTTTTCCTACCGCCTGGGGCTCGGATGCCTTGGGAGCCGAAGCTGTGATACCCAGTTTTGCCAGAACGTCCTTGATCTGGTTAAGGACGTCGTTTTTCTCTTCGTTCTTTTCCACGTTGCTTACCTGTTTCTTTCCGGTCATCATCTTGACCAATTCTTCCTGCCGTTCTTTGATATGCGGCATGGAAATACCATTCACAACTACCACCCCTTTATCCAGGGCAGCATCAACGCCAAAATTATCGACTTCGTCCACGAAGCCTTTTTTTAAGGCTTCGTCGGAAGTCATCCATGTTTCACCGTCCATCATGGAGCGGATTTCCTCTTCTGTAAGTTTTCCTTTTGTCCTCGCCAGATAGACATTCACGATGGCGGATTTCGTATTGTCCAGCATATCCGCCGTCTTTCTGAGTTCATCAGCCTCTGCCACTTCGTCAATGTAGCAGGCAGGGTTATGAATCATGAATAGGCTGTTAGCCGGCATGATAATGGATTCTGCCGCGCATGCCACCACGGTGGCCGCGCTGGCACACAGCCCGTCAATGTGGGCAGTAACTTTGCCCTTATAGGCTTTCAGCAGGTTATAAATGGCCTGCGCTTCAAATACATTTCCGCCTGGCGAATTGATACGGAGGTTGATATTTTTCCCTTCGCAGGCGTCCAGGTCCTCCGCAAAGGAGGTGGATGAGTTATTCCCGGGGATATACCTGCCGTCGCTCTCAATGTCTCCGTAAAACATCAGGTCCACGGTGTCGCTGTCTTCCGCACTGTTCCTGATTTCCCAAAATTTCTTATTTCCCATCGGTATCACTTCCTTCCTCCTGCTCTTTCCCGGCCAGCACTTGTGGATCACCCATTCTGAGGCCGTATTTATTAATCTGGGCCTGTTCGTAGGCAAGCTGTTCCAGATTTTCTTCAAAGTCGCTGGACGTCATTTCCGCCGCTTCTCTTTCTCTGGTGGAAAGTCCGTAAGTCACACGCAGTGCGCTTCCGTTTACGTCCTTCACAGGGTCCAGAATGCTCATGGACGGCCCGAACCATTCGGCTTTTGACCAGGCTCTTCTGATTTTGGGGTCATCGAAGAATCCCGGTGCCTTGATTCTTCCCAGTGCAATGGCTTCCACCAGCCATGTTTCATATACAGGCTGACAGAAATCACTGGCAAACCATTGACGCCGCGTCTTGAATTCATCTCTGGCCTGCAGCAGCGCTCCCCTGGAGGCCGCATAAGAGGAGTTGAAACTCTTAAAAAGCACTTCGTAGGGGATGTTAAGCCCGGCCGCGATTCCCTTTTCCAGGTGTGTCATGTAGGAGTCGTAAGCGCTCTGTGCATTGGCACTGTCTACGGTCTTTACATCCACCCCCTTGGGAAGGGAATTCAGCGTTCCGGGGCCCAGCTTGTAGGTCTTGGTGTCAATGGTGCCGTCATCATCCTTTTCTTCACCGTAAGTAGACGGCAACATATCATACAGGCTGCTTGTCCCCGTGGTATTGATAAAGAACACTGACAGGAAACTCCTGATAATAGCGGATGTGAGTTCTGCAGAGCAGTAGCGAGAAATCTCCTTCAGATTCTCCAAGACCGGCGCCAGATAGGGTACTCCCCTGTACTGTTCCGCTCTGGTATCGTGACAAATCTGCAGGATGTTAGGCATTCCGGTCAGCCTCCCAAAGGCCTCCACCCTCTGCCATACCGGATAATCCCCCACATTCACCAGGTCTCCCGGTACTTTGTTGGAGATCCAGAAGGCTGTCATGGCGCCGTCATGGTCTATTTCCACACCGCTTACGATGTGGTTCCCGTTGTCCGGGTTTATCATTTCCACGCCATAGTTGGATATGGTCTGCGCCATGGATGCGCCCATAGGATTGCTTACCCGGTTTCCCTCGATAAGCTGTATACGCAGGCTGTACGGGGAAAGGGGCGTCGCCTTTTTCCGCCGGAACAGGGCAAAACTGTCTCCGTCGGTAAGGTAGGTCGCATATGCGATATTCTGCAGGTCGTAGAAATTATTGCGCCTGTGAAGGTCGCAGTCTGCCGTCCCTGCCCAGATATCAAACTCCGCCGCCGTGTTCCTGCACCATTCCCTGGCTTCTTCCGCCGTAAGGCCCAGCCGCTTGTACGGGATGCGGGGGAAGAGCTTGAGCCCTGCCCCTACGGACTGCATGACGCTTGTCATAATGGCCGCTGAACCAATGGGTGTATTGGTCGCCTGGTCCGCCGCACGGTTTCGAAGGGTTACCAGGTTGGCGTCAATATCACTTTTGGAAGACAGCCTCTTCGGCTGCCATGACCGTAAGGAATCTTTATGAAGCGATGCGCCGCCTTCGGAATATCCGCTATTGGTTGGCGCGCGGATTCGCTTATTCCTGATTCGTCTTTTACTTCTCATAAGGTCCTCCTTCTCAGTCCATCATGATAACCCGACGGGCCGCGCCTGCCGGGTTTGCATCATATCCGTCAATCGTCGCGCCGCCTGCAATGAGGTCATCAATGGCGTTGCGGATGCTTGTCAAATTTGCCCTGGTCAGGGTACGGTTGCCAATGGTATAGGACTGTCCCATGAGGACCGCCTTCTCGGCTTCCAGGTACCTTGCCAGCCGTTCATTCTGCAGATTCTTAGCCATACGCCCCTCCTCTCACCAAATGCTGGTGGTGCTGAATACCCGCTTTTTCTTCTTTAGTTTCGCATGCTTTACCGGCGTCTTCTCTAACGGCACCTTCGGGTCCGCTCCTTCGGCCGCCAGCGCATCCAGGTAAGGTCTTAAGGACTGTATACAGGCAAGGTTGTAGTTCCTGAGGTCAAGAGGTTCGTTTCTGACGCCCTTCGTGGGCTCCCAGATCTCTCTGAGCATTCCGTTTCGCTTCACAATCTTCTTATGTTCCGATACCAGCCCTTTGAAATAGATATCATCGTAGCCGCGCTGGGAAAGGCCTTCCTTATCCTCATCCATGGGGAAGTGGAAATATTTCGGCCCCGGTTCGCGGATGGCCAGCCTGGCCATAATCATTTCTTTTCCTGCATCCACCCCCAGCTTTACCAGGGGCAGGGTTGCATCTTCATTCTTTCCCATTTTTCTCGGGAGAAACGGATAATCGGGCCGGTTCATCCCTTTAACGGCAAACCGCCCGCGGTGGAAATTGGCCCGGCAGTAAGTATAGACAGACTGCGTATAATGGCCGCCGGAGTCAATGAAGGTTCTTGCTACCCTGAGACCTGTACCGTCTTTGAATCGGTATGTATGATTCAGTATCCCGTCCAGTGTTTTCCATGTAAGAGCCGCATCAGGAGGCCCCAGGATAATTCCTTTCCGGATACCCCAGCATTCTTCTTCGGCTCCCCAGCCGCATACTTCATATTCCAGGCGGTTGTCCTGCGTATCTACAGCGCATGTCACTATAAGGACGCCTTCCGGCAGCTCAGCGCCGTACTTTTCCCGCCTCTCCAGGAATTCATTCTCATCATCCGTGTCGAATGTCCGCGGCAGTGAATAGGATTCCCCGAAGCGGGTATTGGTGACAACCTTCTCCCTCTCCGGGTCCCCCTTAGCCTCCAGCCATTCCCTCATGATTTCCGGCCATGTAATCCATGGAGAGGAAAAAGCATTGAGAGAGAATGACCGGCAGCCGTTTGCCATGGCCTCCGGATTGGTCATCACGTACTTCTGCGGCGCCTGCTTCATCTGCCGCTCTGAAAACTCAAAGCCGCAGCAGGGACAGCGCCATTTCACCGATTTTACGATGTAGGTTTTCTTTCCGATTTTCCCTTTGATTTTCTTTGCGTCAGCATTCATGTCTGAGTACTTCAGCTTGCACCATTCTCCGCAGTTTGGGCACTGGTGACGCCATTCCTCCATGGTGCCCGCCTCATATTCCACATCAATACGGCTTGCGCCTTCGTTTGTAGGAGTAGAGAAAAGCCCCATGACACGGTTCCAGTATGTAGTCATACGCTTTGCCGCCAGATCGATAGGGTCACCCTCCGTCCCTGCAGATACAGGAAAACGGTCCACTTCATCGCACAGAAGGATGCGGATAGGACGGGAGGCAAGCCCGGCTGGACTGTTGGCGCCTCCCATAACCAGACGGCCGCCGGGGAAAATCTTGGAAAGAATGGTGTTGTTGCTGTCCCTGGTCTTCACATCCACGAAAAGCCTGGTGAGGACTTTGGTATCACGAATCATGGGCGCTATGCGGGATTTGGAAAAATCCTGCGCCATTTCGATAGTCGGCTGAATCATCATGATGGTGCATGGATCCAGATGGGCAAAGCGGCCTATCACATTGTTCATGATGTCCGATTTCCCTACCTGGGCACATGATTTGACCACCACCCGATGGATTCCCGGCTGTGTGAAGGCGTCCATGATGTCCTTCTGGTAAGGCGCCCGGCTTGTCCTCCACCGGCCGGGCTCGGCCGATGTGCTGGAGAGGACGCGGTAGTTGTCCGCCCATTCGGATACGGAGGTTTTGGGAAGCGGCTTCAGGCCATGCTCAGAGACGTAAGTCCATAAGGCTCTAGCCGACTTCATCTTCCTCATCCTCCCCGTCTTCAATCTCTTCATCAAAGAGGTCCGGCGTATATGACGCCAGTTCTGACAGCTTCTCTTCGATTTCCCTGGTGGTAGTGGTGTAGATTTCTTCTTTCGTCTTTCCTTCCAGTACCGGCGCCAGCTTGCTGGGAAGGCCCAGAAGCTGTGTACGGAGGTTGGACGCCATTTCAGTCATGACGTATTCCACTACTTTGGCGGAATAGGCGTTTTTCTTCATTTCATCCAGCTTCAACTCCGCAATTTCCCGCTTCGCTTTCTCGTGCTTTGCCCGTTCCTTATCGAAATCGACTTCCTCGTCTTCTACCGCCTGTTTTTTCATGCGGCAGTAAGCTTTGATACCTTCCACCAGGAGGATATCCCCATTATCATCAACAGGAATGACCCCCTGCTGAACCATCTGGCTTACCCGCTGCTGTGAAATCTTGAGAGCCCGTGCCATTTGCGTCTGGGTTGTGGTAACAGCATTGATGCTTTTTGAAATTTTCGTTTTACTAGTAGCTTTTGAGCGGGAAGCTGATATTTTATTTTTACCTCTTGTTGCGAGCAAAATATCTCCTCCTGAATTTACTAACAAGCGCCGAAAATTTTTCACACCTAGCCGGCTTTCGGGGCTCGCACGCGACCGCGTCCGGTCTTTCCCCGTCGCAGAACCTACCCTTCCGCAGATGCAATCAAAAAAGGACGGGTCATGTCCGTCCTTTAGCCGCTTTCACCTCTCACCCTAATCCTGTCGGCGCCACGCAAAAGCACGAGCCTATCGACATCAGCTCGTGCTCTTACGTGAAAACCCTGAATGATTAGGAGGTGACAACCGTGTGTGATTCTCTTGCCTCAATCTCACACTATCATTCTACCACACCATTTACTCTATTTTACTATACTCTTTCACCTATTCGGTTTTCATTATTCTCTTTGCCCGTTCCGGATCTCTTTTGACTATTTGTGAGAACTTCCTTATGATTTCCCATTCGTCATCGAAGGCCCTGAGCTGTCTCTGTTTTCGTACCCCCTTTGCGGATACACTGCCCGCCGGTCTGCCGGCGCCTTCTCTCTTACCGCCCCTCATGTTTCTTCGCCGCCCATCCGTATAAATTCACCGCCGCCAGAATAACCATCGTAATCAGCAGCAGGCAGTCAATGGCATGCAGATTATGGAAATCCACCGTTTTCAGCGCCGCCAGGTTGCATGCCAGCAGAATGATAAGCATCCATCGTTTCATAGTTTTTCTTGAATGTGATATAATGAGAACGGTTGAGGGCTTTCGCCCTCTTCCGTCCGGTCATCGTTATTTCTTCAGTGCTTTAATCCCTGCCAGGATTCCAATTACATTGAGGATAATGGCGATGACCTTTTCCATTACGTCTAACCAATCATTACTCACATTCTTAAGCCTCCTTCCTTTCTGAACTGTCTATATTATAGATCTTTATTGTTTATTTGTCAATACTTTTTATCTAAATGCGCCATAAAATCTAAAAAGCAGACTGCTCACTACAGCCTGCCTTTTGGCTTTTCTAGTTGAAATAGGATTCGCTGAAGAACGGTTCCAGATCTACCAGCGCCTCTCCGTGGATTTTATAAATACTCGACTCCGCATAGTTCATTTTCTTTGCAATGTCTCCCCATTCTTCGTACATGATGTACCGCCTCCTGAGAACCGCCTGCCGGACTCCATCTTCTTCCTTGCTTATGAGCTCCTCCCCCTTTGTCCTCTTCTCGATAAGCACCAGGTAAGCCTTGTCCACCTTATCATGATAGGCCTCCAGCTTCTCCACGATTTCTTCCAGATTGGCACAATGGCCGCTCTGCACCTTTTCGCCCATCTGGACGCCTCGAAGATTATGTGCTTCAAACTCCAGCTGCCGGAATTCATCCTTCAAAGAAAGGTAATTATCCTGCTGTTTCCGGATAGAGTTCAGAAATCCCTTCAGTTTCTCTATGTTTCCCCTCACTGCTTCCTCCTTTGCGGCTGCCAATGCCCGCTATTCACCAGAAACAAGCTCATTATGAAAAACGTCACAATACTCCCCATGAACCCGCCTATGATAAGCCAAACTACCGCCATTTTACTCCGCCTTTCTGGCCCTTGCCCTTGCCTGCGCTGTCCGTCCTCCTTTGCCCCTAAGCGCGTCCAACTGCTTTTCTGTTCTGTGGATGGCCGGCGCATCATCTGCTTTGACTGCCCGGATGGCGGCAAGTACTTCTTCCAATGGCTTCCCGTTCTCTTCCTGCCATCCATCTTTCATGAACCGCCTCACGAATTCGCAATGTTTCGCCTTGGCCTTTGCCCATGTGTGCGCTATATCCTGATCATGCCATTTGGTATCCATGATTCCTTTCTTGTCAGATTCAATCCAGTAAATCATCTTCAGGTTTCCACTGTACGGGCCCATGCCCCTGGAAGTGATGACTTCCCGATGCAGTATTCCCTTCCTCAGCTTTGTAATCATAGCTTCAACCTCCATTCGTCTTCCATAAGGATTTTCATTACTTCTATGCTGCTCTTGTACCTGTCCATGTCATTGCGGTCAATGCCGTCTTCACCCAGAAAGTGAAGGTCTTGTATAAACTCATCGATGTTTTCCCAGCACGCTTTGACGTCTTCTTTCCGCCGGAGAATGAAATCATTTTCTGCGCTGATTTCATTCATCCGATTCTCCAGGCACATCCATGCGGAAGCAATACCGCAGAAAAAGGCCAACGCTACGATAATCAGCTCATCTGTAATTTCCATTTTTAAACCTCCTTTCTCTTTCCGCACGCAGCCGACCAAGCAGCTTCATCCATTCGTCCTTATCCATGTCCATGCCATATTCCCTCTGTCTTTCGATATCGTCAATCATGATGTTGATGTATTTCAGGTCAAGATTTCGGATCATGGGAGTGATGTAGTCTACCGTAAGGCTTACGATGTAGGTCATCCTCCCCAGCGCATAGCGCTCAGCGGAAACAAGCATCTCCTGGAAATCGTCGTCTATTGGCACAGTTTTTCGTCTATGCATGTTCAAATCCTCGTGTCATGTTATTTCTCTCCAATCCGCCGGAAATTCGGCAATTTCCTTCCTGCTATAATTAATGCAGAAAGGAGGTGATACTATGGTTGATCTGGCATCTCTTGTCCTTGGTGCATCCTTTTCGGTACTCTCTTCTTTGGCTGTTTTTAAATACCAGAATTGGAAAAAGGATGTATCTGCGCGAGTCCGTTTTTTCCTACAGGCAAGACGACAAATTTATATCAATTCCACAATTCTGAATCAAACGGTTTCTAATCCCAAGGCCCTTGACCTTCTTCTAGGGAAGGTATCTTTTCTCAAACCCTACCCTTATGCAGATTTCTACCTGTTGGATGCCAACTTCCAAAACATCTGCGCAATGTATGAAAAATATCTGGCTTTATTCCTTTCCGGAAACGTAGGAGTCACTGAGTTTAACCTAAGAAGCGATGAGTCACTTCAAGGCATTCAGGGTCTCATTACGCTTTGGAACGACTATCTGCGCCGTTACCTGCTGCTGTACTTCTTACTTCCTTTTCTTCTGAAGAAAATTACCGAGAAATATCTCCCCAGGGAGAAATCCTATTGGGATAATCAGCGGTAACATATTCAGGAGGCTTTTATCTTCATAGATGAGATAGACAAAATACAGTGCCGAAATAGCCAGCATGATATATGCCAAAATCCTGTACGGCCTTGTTTCCTTCTGCCATCCAATGAGAAAAGCCTCTTCCAAATCCATGTTTTCCTGTTCTTTATCGGTCTTCATAATTTCCTCCCCTTCATTTTCCCGAATGAAATCTTCTCTCTTCAATGTCAGTTTTCCAGGTTCCATGTCTCTTCCCCTCCTTCACTTCAGCACGCCCCTCAGCTCCGGTGGCACTACGCCACTGGTCATGAGGCCCCTTTCCGATTCCTTCCGGTCCTGCAGGATCTTTTCTTCTACTTCCCGTCTGGTGTCCTCATAGGTCTTTTCTTTGGCTGTATTCACCCTGGCAGGCAGGTTCGTGTTTCTTTCCATGCTATCTCCTTCCATCAGAACGGGATGGTTTCATCGTTCCCCGCCGGAAATGGGGCATTGTCCTGTGGAGGCTGTCCGAACTGGCTGAAGTCTCCCCGCTGCTCCGCATCCACTCTCGTGTCCAGCGGCCGGGCGATGAGCGCCGCCACCACTTCGGTCACGTATCTCTTCGTGCCGTCCTTGGCATCGTAGGACCGTGTGGAGTACCTGCCTTCTACCATTACCCGGTTTCCTTTGTGCAGCTGGTTCCCCACTGCCTCCGCCAAGGCTCCCCAGGCGGTGACCTGTACCCAATCGGTGAGTTCCTTCACTTCTCCCTGCGGCGTGGTGTAGTTCCTGTTCACCGCCACGGTGAAGGAGGCCACGTTCCTTCCCGTCTTCGTTGCTCTTACAACGGGGTCCCTTGCCAGGTTCCCCAGTATCCATACGCTGTTCATTGTTCATCCCCCACTTCGAATTCATCTTCCAGCCATGCGATGGCACGGTCCTTTGTTTTGAAACCTTCTGTCCAGCAGTCCCCGGTCCTGTTATCCAGGGCGGTATAGGTCCCATCGCTATTCCTGCAGTAGAGCCTGCACTCCAGCTTTCTCACCGCCGCTTCTTTATTGCACCATCGTTCCACGAAGTCACTCATGTCTCCGGGTGTGACTTCTGTGATGTCCTGTTCCATTTCCCTTCACCTTCTTCCGCCTGGCCTTATTCCCCTTGGGCTTCTTTTTCTTCCCAAGTGTGAAATTCTCTATTGCAAACTGTCTTACGAACTGATAGGGAAATCCATCCAGTGTGACTCCGTTCTCCAGCTTCACGATCTGGAATCCTTCCTTCGGTTTCGGCACGTCTTTCCATGAGCGGGCATAGATTTTCTTTTTCGTGATATGGGGCTTCTCCAGATTCCTGGTCATCCCCCACCGCCTTTTGATTTTTCCTTCCTTCACGGAATCTCCTGTTTCTTTGAGGAGATAGTCCGCCAGGCGGAGGGCATCCTCCGGTGAGCCATCGTAGAAACGGACTGACCGATAATTGAAGGTGGCCCACTGCCAGCACTCCTGCAGCTTGTTCCTTGATAAGCCCACATTGTTCACTATCAGATGGTGATGGATTCTATGCCCCTCTTTTTCTGTCACCCATATGGCCTTCAGCTCCTTCCCCAGTTTCTGGTATCTGTATTTCAGCCTGCGGATGAAGGCCGCTCTTCTTTTCTCAGCTTCCTCCGGCACCGGTTCCGGATCTGCGTAAGTGAGGTCGATTCGGATATCGTCTCTTTTGAAGTTGGTTACGATGTACCGGTAGAGCTTCACCCTGGCCGCCCGGTCATTTGCTTTCTGGTGCGCCTCATCTGTCGGGTTGACCTTCGGCATCCTTTCTTTTCTCCCTGCCTGGTAGGTGTGATACTTTTTCACTTCTACCACTAGGGGAGCCTTGAACACTTCCATGATGTATGGCATTTAATTGCTCCTTAATTTTTCGTCGTAAAAATAGACGGGATATCAAGACGGGAAACGGGCCGCATCGCCCGTTGTTATTGAATTTTCCATGCATCAGGCTTATAATATAAACATGGTGTCGGTGCCTAATGCACCCGGGCCGCCCGGATTCTTCCGGGCGGTTTTTTATTGCCTAGAAAGGAAGCCCCTTTCTCTTCTTGGGAAGGCATCCGGAGCGGATCTGCTTGATTCTCTCTTCTTCGATCTCCTCATATACCGCATCCAGCTCCCTCTTGTGTCTCTCCCGCCACCGCTTCACGGCATCGCAGGAGAGATACAGGAGCGCCTTCCGCTGCCTTATGGGCTCCGCATGGCCCATAGATGTATGAAACTGGGTCCTGTGAATCCAGGCATTCAGGGTGATAAGATTCTCTTCCCTGTCCTCCCCGCCTTCGCCATGGGGACGCACATGGTGGACCTCCGTTTCTCCCATGGGAAACGGCAGGCCCAGCATATCTATATATACATATTTAAGAGAATTGTCCCTTTCCTTTACCAGTTTCTTCAGTTTGTTCCATCCCGTCCTATTCTTCTTCATGTATTCCCCTCTTCTCAGATAATTTTCTGCATCCCCTTTTCATCGGCGTAGGACTCCAGTGTCTTCTCCGCCTCTTCCCGGCTGTCGGTCCAGTCGATTCCTTTGATGTCCCGCCAAGTCCTGCGGCCCCTGCCGCCATAGTCCGTTCTCCGTTTCTTCATGGCTTTCCACTTCCTGCCATCCGGAGACGGCCTCACGATGTAGGTATACTGTTTATCCCCATAAAGGCGATGATAGGCAAGTTTCATGGCGTCCTCCTTTTGTACTGGCAATTCTGCATGTAGGGGATATACCACGGACAGCTCTCACAGTGTTCCTGGCAGATGTTGCCCCTATGCCGCCTGCATACCACGGCGCCGCGGAGTTCTTTTCCGCATACCTTGCAGGCCCTGTTGTCGTAGCTCTCGACCTGCTTCCCTCCGCAGAGTGTAATCATTTCTATCCCTCCTATAAAAAGGAAATCAACGAAATGCCTGAGCCATCTTCCCGCCGGAAATGCGGGGATCCTGCTCAGGTACTCCCTTCATTTTCTTTTGTCTCGTTTTTCCTTGCCCGTTCAATTCTTCTCGCTTTCACATATATCGGCATATTCGTCCATCACTTTCTTCAAATCCCCGCATTCTATTTGGCACCCTGTCCATAGGGGATGAGTCTTGGTAATAGCAGCATTTGATTTTACTCTTACAAATGCATGCGGGATAAACAGACAATAGGGGTTATCAAGCTTTGTCCCGGGAGCCCTTTCCAGAAATGCAATGGTAATTTCCTGCTTTCCGGAAAGTCTTATATGCCATGTTGGTTTTCCCGGCTTCGCGGCTTTTGAGATTCCCCCATATTTGATATCAATTGTGATTCCTCGATAGACAAAGTCGAAATCCGGATTATTGAAACGATAGTATCTGTTTTGGTCTACAGCCTCCGGCATCAGCTTCTGGAAGTACTCCTCCGCCTTTCCTCCCATCCGCTGGCGCCCTGTGCCATAATTGACTTTGTCATGGATGCTGAGCATTCCGGCATGAGCCAAAATAATGTGGACTCTGAAAGCCGGAAGCCCTGTCTGCCGCACGCATTCCATGAAGTCGTGGGTCTTCTGGTAGATATCTGTTACTTGTCCCATCTTCCTCTATCCCTTCAGCTTAAGTCGTTGTTATCTCCTAAGCTCTTTTCTTACCTGTTCCATGAATGGGCAGTTTTTCTTGCGTCCTTTGATGTGCTGCACAATTGGCTCATTGGGGAGCAGCATGCATGTCAGGTAGTTGCGAATTTTGGCTCCCCCACGGTTGCCGACTTTGCCGGTGAAATGGCACGCCTTGCAGGTTTCCAATGCCCAACCAATTTCAACTTTAGGGCAGAACCCCAAGCCACCTTTGATTACTGGAAGCCTTTGGGGTTTGTCCTTCATGTAACATTTGTCAGCAAATGGGCAGGTGCCGCAGTCCGTGTTGATCATTGCCTGATTCCTCCTTTGAATAGTTTCTTGCTTTCTCTGAATGTCATTTCTGCCCCTTCCTTTCCAGTGCCGACTTCTTACGAATCAGCTCTGCTATGTGAAGCCCCGCCTCGCTGAGGCCCTTATCGTTTGCCGCCAAGTGGTTACGATTACGGATGCTGTTCAGCGATTGCGGGATCATCTTCAGATTCTCCAGGCGGCAGTCGGTTCTATCCCCATTCATGAAGATGATGATGTATCCTTTGGGAATGGGTCCGTGAGCCTGTTCCCATACCCAGCGATGTTTGAGCACCATTTTTCGCTTTCCCGGGACTTTGACGAAAACATATCCTTCTTTTTTGTCCACCCGTTCATACCCGATAGGTCTTGTATTGTGCGGCAGGTTTCCCGGCTTGAACTGTGTCCTCTTCATCGATTCCGGGCAGTCATCAGTCCAGACATGCTTGCCTTTGTTAAATGGCACGTACCCTTTCTGGAACCATCCGGTGCGGTTTGAAAAGCGGTGATGGTTATTCCGCATGTGCTTACATTGCAGTAAGGTCACTTCGATTCCGAAATGCTCTTTAATGAAAGCCTGCTGGTCCCTGTAGGTCATATCTTTGATATTGGCCCAGAGGATTTCATACTGCTCAGCGGTGAGGAGTCCGCGTGTTTTCATCCGGATCACCTGCCTCTAGCATCTTCGGTGCGTCCTTGCCCTGGTTGACGTAGAAGCCTTCCGACTTCTTCAGCGCCGCCTTGAGCGCCAGGTCACCATTTTGGATGATTGTCCTTCCGATATCGATAATCGCATCGGCCCGGCTGATTTCGTCCTGGAGTTCTTGGCCTTTCAGATCTGTATTGTTCATACGGTCAAGCTGTTCGAAAAGAATATCGTTCAGGCGTCCCAGATTGTTTTTATTCATAATTTCCTCCCGCTTTGATTCCGTAAACACTGAAAAATTTCTCAGTCATTTCTTTTCCCTCCTGTCACGGAGCTCCGACGTCCGGTACACGCCGGAGCTCCTTTCTTCATCCCAAGTTCCCTTTGATAATGAGTTCCTTGAGCATGGTGATGGGAGCATCTCCTTCAACGCACACCGTCTGCGGCCCTGAGAAATAGCGCTGTATGGTAATCGCCACGATGTCACCGCCTGGTCCTTTCTCCGGTTCAAAGCGGCTCACATCTACTCCGGACTTGACACACATGTCCAGGAACCTGTCCAGGCAGTACTCTTTTAAGTCGTTGTCCCTTTCAATTTCTTCGTTCATGGTCTTCCTCCATTTCTTTCAATACTTCATGCACTATGCTTTGACAGCCCAGGGAAAATTGATAGGCCCTGTTATCTCCCAGGGCGTTATACTTCCGGATGTCCGCCTGCAGAGCTTTGTCCCAGTCCAGAAGCTTTGCCTTCAGCTTTTCTTTATTCATTCCATTCACGCTTTCCCAGATTGCCCTTTGAGATGATTCTCTTTACCATGTCCAGGGCCGACATTCCTTCAAAGGTGACTTTCTTCTCTCCGCCGCCCGCATAGTAGATGATGGCGGCGTCTATGGCGTTGCCCACACCGTAGACAGGAGAAATATCAATTACCTTGACACCGGACTCATAGCACATGTACACGAGATGCTGGAGGCAGTTTTCTTTCTTCCGGTTCTCCGCGGCGATAGCTTCATCCTGTTCCTCAGTCATCACAGCTCCCTCGCTTTCTGCACACAGATAATGAGCTCCGTGCCCGGCTGGAGCTCCCCCGGGTTCTCGATGTGGTTGTCCTGCATGGCTTGCCAGGTGAGCCTGCTCATGTCATCCTTGTCAGTGGCCAGTTTGGAGAGGATACCCCAGAGCGTGTCGCCCTGCTCCACTTCTACCCGGTATTCGACCAGCTCCGATGCCTGGATGTCACGCTAGTACCCATATCCGATGCCGCCCGCCGCAAAGGCGATGGTGAGGAGGATGCCGATTTTCCCCCACCGGATCCGGAACAATAATGGCTTTTTCTTCATGTCCTTTACTCTCCCTGTGGTTTAAACACGTCATGTCTGGACGTTACGGCGCTGATAGCCATGTCAATATCTGTGGTTCTATCTGGTGGAGTCTGGTCTCTGATGTTCCTGGCAAGTGCTGACAGGGCAGTGAGCATGTCCGTCATCGTGACGTTTTTTACTGAAACAGCAACATAGCCATTGTCTGTAAAAGTAACTTTGACTTCTTTCATTTTCGGTCCTCCTTCCTCCTCAGCCCGGCTCATCGTTTTCTTTATCCGGATGCCACAGCTCATGCTTTACGACCTCCTCGTATGCAAGGGCTTCTCCGATGGACATGATGCCCAGGTACGTGATGGTGTGGAAAGCGGTTTCGGCCTCATTGTTGAGGTCAATGGCGTAGAGCTCTTTGGCCTTCCACTCATCCATTTCTTTGCTGGTCTTGACTTCCAGGCTTTCCAGGTAGGAAATCCTGTCGGCCAGTCTCTTCTTCCTTTCCTCGTAGTCTCTGAGGATGTACTTTGCTCTTTCTTTCACTTTTTCCATTTTCATGTTGCTCTTCCTTTCTTTTGTCTGTTATTACAACTTTTCATGATTCTTCCCTTGCTATAATGTTCATAGAAGGGAGGTGATACTTATGAACAAGAAACTTGTTTTGACGGGGCTCGCTGCTATGCTGAAAGAGCCTGACTCTCCATTTTTCGGAAATCAAATCCAACTGTTGACCCCAGTTGGATTGCTTTCCGGGGACTTCGTGTGGAGTGACGATAAGAAGCCTGCGGCTGTTGCGTCAATGCGTTTGGCTTTGAAATTGATTAGTCAGGCTATCCCTGATAACAATCGCCCCAATTCCGGCTCGCCCGATAAAACTGACAAGCCCCACTTGATTGGTGATGAACAGTCCGTTCTCCTGAAAAATGTAACTTTGTATTCTGGAGCTCAAACAACTCACATCGCCGTCCTTATGGTCTATGTTTCAGACATAATCGGTATTTCCATTGGAAATGCTGAGTACACTCCGTAACCGGCTTTCCATTTCATCTTGATTCTGTTTTGAATTGTTATCTGATACTTTGATGGAAAGAGCGCAGTCCCTGCTGTGCTCTTTCTTTTTGTCTGGACTATAGGGAATGGTATTTCTCTCAATCAATTCCATAGCTTCTTTAAATACCGACTGTGCCAGCGCAATCGGTATTTTGTTTTCATGGAGCACCCGGACCACTTCTATGGCCGCCTTTTTGATATCTGTTCCTTCCATGGCAGTCACCTCCTTTCTTATTCGCAGAGCTTTCGGCGTGCTCGCTGGGCTTCTCTCCAGCGGAGGCCATGGCCGCTAGGCTGTCGGTAGAGGCAGGTGAAGAGGATGGCTTCGAATTTCGATGCCGCCTTATCCACGTCCGCCGCCTCCTTGACGGACTTGATTCCGAAGAAAGGGCCCATGAGGAGCCCGTATTTTTTCTTCCTCCTCAGCGCGATGACTGACTTATGCTTCATCTAGGCCTCCCTCTTTTTTCAGCAAGTCCTTTCTTCCGGCTGCACCGTATTCTGCTGCATCCAGTTTTTAATCTGCCATCCGCAGAACTGCATCCGACCGCCTACCATGACGTAGGGGATTTCATGCTTCCGCGCCATCTTTCTGATGGTGTCAGCGGACAGCCGAAGGACAAGCCCCAGCTGATACGCCGAATAGAGCTGCTCAGGATTTAAGATTCTCTGTCTCATCTTTGTCCTCCTTTTTCGTCTGATTTACTACTGGTATTCACTCTGATGTTCAGCGACGTATTTTTCGATGTATTCCAGCAAGCTGTCCATGACAATCTATCCTCCCTTTATTGGGTATCTCATGATTATACTGTTAAACGGTATTATTTTGGCAAAAAAATAAGATTGTCATAGGAAACCTTGTAGACACTTTCAATCTTCCCAAGCTGAATCACATCTGGGAAGGAAATCCCTCTTTCCCAATTAGAAACCACATCCTCGCTAACTCCAAGGCGCTTACCGGCTTCTTTCTGGCTGAGGCCGACATTTACTCTCGCCGCTTTGAGTGTCATTTTGGGCATCTGTCTCATCATATTCAGCACCTCCCTTCTGAAATCCTAAAGCCATTATAATACCGTTAAACGGTAGTGTCAACGGGAAAACAGTATTATACACGATTTTTTATTGACTTTGTGCGGATAAACGGTTATTCTTTTGGTAGAGGTGATACTGATGAGCTCATTAGGTAATAAGCAAATAATGGCGAAAAACATTAAATATTTCATGAATTTACACAATAAAACCCAAAAAGAAATTTGCAAGGATCTCGGTATAGCAGAAACAACATTCTCCGGATGGGTAAGAGCAATCACATATCCTCGCATCGATAAAATAGAAATGATGGCCAACTATTTTGGAATCGGTAAGGCAGATTTGGTAGAAGACAGAAGTACATTAAGCGTAAACATGCCAGTATACCAGATTCCGGTTGTAGGTAAAGTAGTGGCAGGAACACCTATTGATGCCATAGAGAATATTACTGACTATATCCGTGTTACTAATCCGGCTGCAGCTGATGGCAGCTATTACGCCCTTCATGTTACCGGCGCCAGCATGGAACCGGAAATGAAGGAAGGAGACCTAGTGATTGTCCATAAGCAAGACTACTTTGATAGTGGAGATATTTGCATTGTGCTAGTAAATGGCCATGAGGCAACAGTCAAAAAAGTACAGAAGAATGATAAAGGAATTACTCTAATCGGTTTCAATGCTATTGTTTATCCTCCGCATTTTTATAGTGCCCAGGAAGTCGAAGATCTCCCGGTTCGTATCATTGGGAAGGTGAAAGAAGTGCGCCGGGAATACTGATTTCTCATTTCCTTCTCATAAAAATCCGTTCAAGCTTCTGGAAGGGAAGAATTCAACCTTTCGGAATTTCCGAACAGTTCAAAATAACCTGTCGGGATTTCCGACAGGTTGATGGAGGATAATTTTGCGGACGTCCGCAAAATGGCTATTTCTGAAACTTAGCGGCTGTTAAGTCTTGGATTTCGTGGTTTTTGAGACTTATGATACAATGGAGTGGTAGAGTGCTGTCATCCCTACGGGGACCAGTGCGAATGCCTTCTCCATTTCCGGGGAAGGCATTTTGTTTTCTTGAGATGGACTTAGATTATTTGCGTATCTTACCGATTAATGAATTTGACAGTATTCTTTAGTGTGCTATAATAACGATAGATGAGTTGACCGAAGCTCTTCGGAGCCTGGTCTAGAAAAAGCTATCGCTATTATAGCGGTAGCTTTTTCTTTTTGCTGATGGGTAATAAATATGTACGATAAACCATTCAAAACATTTGATGAGCTTCTTGATGTGCTATCTCAAAGACATAATCTGAATATTCCTGATTCAGAAATAGCCAAGGGCATTATAACATTTATCCCCTACTATGATTTGGTAAATGGCTATAAAGAAATCCTAATGGACGGTGAGAAATTTTCCGATGGCACCGACGCAATGACATTATTTCTTTTTCATGTCTTTGACCACGATTTCCAAAATGCATTGTTTGCCCCCAGTGTTTCAATTGAAAATTATTTTAAGAATATTCTCGCTTATGTTCTGGCAGAATCTTTCGGCGTATCAACAGATGAATATCTCCGTTATTCTCATTATCTTCCAAAAAGAAGACTTGGCAATGCAGAAGTTAGAAGAGATAGAATTATTCCCAAATTAAAAGATATTGCGTTTCATACGCCAGATAACCCAACAAAATTTTATCGTAATCATCATAACCACATTCCACCATGGATTTTGTTAAAAAATGTATCATTTAGTCAGTCTATTGATTTACTCCGGTTGCTTAAACGCACAGAGAAAAATAAAATTTTAGAGTTTATGATTCCCATACACGAATCTCCGGTTGATTGCTATCCAGTTCTTCTTTATACTCTTACAATTGTCCGCCGTTGCAGAAATACTATTGCTCATAATTTGAAATTCACCTCCTTTGATTGTTCCAGGTATATGAATAATCTTAGTAAAAAGTCTCTCCGCAAATTTATTTCTCCACTGCTCTTAAGTGATGAAGAACTTGATACCTATAAATTCTTAGGAGGTATATATGGCTATATAATCCTAAGCCTATCATTGATTCCTGATAAGATTACTAAAATGCTAATCGTTCATCGTCTCCTTTCTACCTTTCTTTTAAAAAATGATGGTATCCTTTTTTCTCCTGTCGAAGTAAAAATACGAAGTAAATATTTTGAAGGGCTTAACATTCCATCAGATATTCGTGAAAGGTTATTGGCATTTGTCAATAATTTATGTAAATCCATTAATTGAAAAGGCTGTTGTTTATTTGACTGAGTTTGGTGATGTTTGTATAATTAGGACAGATGAATTGACCGAAGCCTGCGGGTTAGGCCGCTGTCCCATCACCATTCAGGTGATGGGATTTTTTATAACTCCAAAATAAAAGAGCCGCTACATAATATAGCGGCTCAGTGCCCAACGTCATTACGCGCTGTAGGCTGTTCACTGGATTTATTATATCATTTCAGTTTTCAAATAGAAAGTCTTTCCCTATTGATAGTAAATTGACATCAAGGGTTACCCTGGTATAATCTATAAATGATGGGAGCCGTGGCGTATTGCACAAAGCGGACCAGGCAGGGCCTTGATGTAGAAATGCATTGGGGCCCTGTTCTTTTTATACCTTTATTTTCCCAACAAAAATAAGCCTATCACGGGGATAGGCTTATCGAATCAGTGTTTCCTTTAAGAAGGTGCATCTTTATGGTAAATAGACCGAAGCCAAAACTCTCTTATAGTCAGCAAATAGACCACTTGAAGCAAAAGGGTGTGCAATTTACTGAAATGTCTGAGGACGAGGCTCTTCATTATTTACAGTACAATAATGATTTCTTCAAATTAAAGTCCTATCGTAAAAATTTTAACAAAGATATATCCAGGGATAAATATGTCCATTTGGATTTTGCGTATTTAATTGACCTGGCAATTATTGATACCCGGTTACGTATGATTATTGCGGAATTATCATTAAACATTGAGCATTTCTCTAAGGTGAATCTCTTGCAAAAAGTCACATCAAATCAGGATGAGGACGGATATAGCATTGTCGACGATTATATTAATAGCCTTTCTGCTGATAACCTAAACACTCTTAGAGATGAATTGCGTAGAAGTTTGAATAGCCCTTATTGCCATGATTTATACAATGCTTATAGAAATCATATGCCTGTTTGGGTTTTTGTTGAATTAATATCATTTGGTTCATATATATATTTTTATCTATTCTGCGCTAATCGTTTCCAAAATCGGTATATGCGAGATACAGCTTACCTTCTTAAGAAAGTAAAAACCATTCGAAATGCAGCCGCTCATAATAATTGCATCATCAATGATTTAAAAAGGAAAGATAATTCTCACCGCCCCAGCCGTCTCGTTCAAAATGCCTTAAGCGATTTAGAAATATCACGTACAACGCAAAGAAATAAACTCAGAAATGAGGCAATCGAACAAATTGTTACATGTATTTACACGCATAAAATTCTTGTTTCCAGTCCTGGCGTTCAGAAGCATATGTCTTATATTTTAGATGAATTCAAAAATCGGCTATACCGCGAATACGATTATACAGATAATACGGTCATAAAAAGTGTCTTTGATTTCTTAATTGTTATTATTGAAAACTGGTTCCCTCTTAAAAAGAAAAATTGACAAATTGCATCTTTGCCATTATAATGAAGTCACAACAAAAAATGCTTACGCATTTTGCGGGAACGACTTCAGAAATGATGTCGTTCCTATTTTTTATGCTTTCATTGACAAAACTGCCAATGTCCGATACCATGTATATGCATTCAATCCTATATCTTGATATCCATCCCTTGGCAGTAAGCTTCTCTATATATCCAGAGAGAGCCGACCCCAAGGGATTTTTATTGTGAAAAGAGGTTTTTTAAAGTGATAGAGCCGCCGGAAATACAGAGGTACCTTTATTTTCCCAATATAAATAAGCCTATCACAGGGATAGGCTTATCCGGTCATCTTGTCAAAAAGGCCCATTTCTGCAAATGTCACTATGCCATCTTGTCAAAAAACGCACTTTTTACAAATGTGAACCTTTCAATTAGATTTCAACTATTGCAAAACTGCAATAGTTCAAAATTCCTCGATTGGATAAAATAGGAAATCGTAGGAAAAATAGGAAAAATCGATTCAATTCGATTCAATTCGTTTCAAGTATGTTTCAAGTAGTTACAATTTGCGGACGTCCGCAAATTGGTAAAGAGCCTGTAATTATCGATATCTTGACCATTTCGTGGGTGTTGGTAAAATGGACGTATTCGTTTCAAGTTGTTGCAAGTTAGGTTGGAAGTTAGTTGCAAGTTGGTTTCAAGTTGTTGCAAAATATGCAACAACTGAGTTCTCTACCATTTTGCGTTCGCTTGCAAAATAGCAAATTCTTTGAAAAATTCATATTTCAATCATGTTGAATTCCGTATATAATGAAGTTATGGAGGTGATACCATGTTTGCCAAGCTCCTTAACTTCAAAAAAGAGTATCAGAAGGTAGAAAAGGCCATTGATAGGAATGATAAAGAAATCAATGCGTCCTTTGTTGTTTCTAAAAAGGAGTGGAATAAATGGAATCATCTGAACCAAAAACGGACATGGTCTCCGAAAAAGAGGCCCGACTAA